CATGAGAGATGAAAATGGAGTAATTCACCCTGTGTATAACTTGACTGGAACTGTTACTGGGCGTTTAGCATCAGAAAACCCCAACGCACAGCAGATGCCTAGAAAAGCAGAAGTGCCCAGCCTATTTCAGTACCAGAATGAGGTTAAGTCACTGTTCATCTCCAAGTTTGGTAAAAACGGCTGTATTGTCAACCTTGACTACTCTCAGTTGGAGTTGCGTATTGCTGGAGTTATCTCAGGTGATGAGGTTCTGGAAGAAGTCTACAAGTCAGGCATAGACCTTCATATTGCTACTGCTAGTAAGACCTTTGGAGTGCCAGTGGAGGAAGTGACAAAAGACTTGCGTACAAAAGCCAAGGGTGTTGGATTTGGTATCATCTATGGAAAGTCTGGCGTAACATTCGGCAAAGAGTTGTATCTGAAAGAGTTGTATGAGCAAGCTGGTGACCCAAAAGGTGATGGAAAGTCTCTGCCTGAGAAGCAACGCAGGAAGATTCAAGAGAAGGCAACTAAGTTAGGGTATAAAATTGTTGAAGATTACCTCAATGCATATCCAGGGTTGTCAGATTGGTTGGAGAACACGAAGAAGTTTGCTGACGAGAACGGATATGTTGAAACTATGTTTGGTCGTAAACGCAGATTGCCAGACCTTCATTCAACCATCCCTACGTTGCGAGAAAACGCAATCAGGCAGTCTATCAACGCACCTATTCAGGGAACAGGTTCTGATTGTACTTTGCGTTCTATCATAGAGATTCAGGACTTGCTAATCAATGGTGGTTATAAAACCCGCATGATGTGTACTGTACATGACTCAATCGTGTTCGATGTGTATATGCCAGAGTTCAAGGAGTTGGTGCTGAAATTCAAATACATAATGGAGCATGTACATGAACCCTATATTAAGACAGAGGTGCCATTGTTAGCAGAGATTGAAGCAGGAGATTCCTATGGTAGCGTGTTTGAAATGACGGCTGAGGAAGTTGCTGAGATTGAGAACAGAGATGACTTCTATAAGTGGTTACATGAGCAGAAACTCAATAAGTACAAAAAGGAAGTATCATTTTTCCGTGACAAGGAGCATTACAGCAAGGACGAACTGATTGCTTGGTTAGAGAAGAATGAAAGACCAATTGATGAATTGATGGAAACTATTGATGAAGCCTATAAGGAAAGTTGAGGTATGATTATTGATTACAATGCATAATCCAGTGACTGGTGTTACAGTCTATAATGTAGACATCAGATTTGTTAAGCGGTGGATGGAACTTGGATTTAAGGTCAAGCCATCAAAAGACAAAGTCATTAAATTGACTGCCTGATAAGAAGCAATACAGTCTTTTATTTAGTACAACCAAATTATAATCAAACAAAATTTCGGAGGTCACAAGATGAGTGAAATGAACATGGAAATACTTAAAATTGATGTAAAAATCAATGATACCAACGTTAGCTTGGATTTATCTCAGGATATGCTGATTGATGTTTCGGACATCAACAAGTCATACCTTGACCAGCCATCCAAGTACGCTTATTGGGCAACGTTGGCTGCTCTGGCACGTTCTAAGGCAAACAAGATGAAGCAGCAGCTTGATAAAGAGCAGGACTATTTAAAGACAACCTTGACTGGTACTCTGGATGCTAAGGTGAGAAACCAGTTGGAGTTGGATGGTGAAAAAATCACTGAGAGTAAGGTCACTAACGCCATCTACACCAATCCTGAGTACATTGCATATAAAACACGGATTGATGAGATGACCAAGGCATATCTGGATGCAGATGAGCAGGCAAGACTGCTGGAAGTTGGGCGTGCTACGCTTGACCAGCGTAAGGAAATGCTCATCTCACTGGGTGCTCAGTTGAGAAGTGATTTTGACGGCAACTCTGACTTGTCTGTTAAGGACGTGTCCAGCATTGTTGGAGAAGGAAAAAGAGCCAGACGCAAAGCAATAGTCAGTGACTAAGCATATGTAAATATATACAGACAGATTTTATTTATCATAAATGAGGTTAACAGCCAAATATTGAATGGAGGAAATTAAACATGGGAAAACTTGATATGAGTAAAATCAAAAGCAAGCAGGAAGAACTTCAGAAGGGTTCGGGTGGATACGGCTATGACAAGCTGAAGGACGGCAAGAACATCAGACGTATCTTGCCACCGAAGGGTGATAGCACTGTGTTTTATAGTGAAGGCTTCATGCATTTCGGACTGGGTGAGGACGGCAAGACAGCCGTTGCCTGCCTTGATACATTCGGCAAGAAATGCCCCATCTGTGAGTATCTGGATTCTATTAAGGATTCCAAGAGCAAAGATGAAAAAGAGTTTGCCCAGCGTGCCAGAAAGACAAAGCGTATTTACATCAACGTTCTCAATCGTGACAGCGATGATGAGGATGAGAAGCCTGTTGTACTTCCAATCGGCAAAATGATTCTGAAGCAGGTTATTGATGTTATTTGTGACCCAGACTACGGTGACATCACTGACTTTGAGGCAGGTAGAGACATCACCATCACCCGCAGTGGTAAAGGCTTGAACACGGAGTATTCCGTCATTGTTAAGCCCAAGGAAACAGTTGCCAGTGAACAGTATTCTGAGGATGAAATGGATGAGATGCTGCCTGACCTTGACACTCTTTTCGTGGAGAAGTCTGAAGCTGAACTTATGGAGATTCTCACAGGTGAGGAAGTTGATGACGATGATGAAGAGCAGGACTATGACGAGATGGATTTGGATGACCTGAAGTACCTGTGTAAGCAGCGTGGCATCAGGATTCCTGCTAAAGTTACAAAGTTCAAGCTCATTTCACTTCTGGAAGAAGATGATGAGGCTGCTGAGAACGCAGACGATGATGCTGAGGATGAGGACACACCGCCAGCTAAGAGTGGCAAGAAGCATCAGGAGCAGGAAGATGATGAAGATGAGGGTGACACTGAGAATGAGGACGATGAGGAAGATGACCTCATGGCAAGTGTTAAGAACGCTGTCAAGAAGAAGCATGCTGGCAGAAAGTAAATAAGCCAGTTAATCAGGTGTGGTTATGGTCAGTCTGAACATTCTCACACCTGATACTTTTATAATGGAGGAAATCAAAATATGGCCAATAATGTTAAGAGAAAACCTGTTGTGAGTAAAGTAGTAAACAATGATGCTACGGATGACCTTATCAACGTGCTGGTTGATTCCGTCAATAAGTCCTTGAAGAAGGAAGATTCACGTGTCACTGTGGGTGATGATGATTCCGAGTATGGTCAGTCAGTACCATATTGGGTGAGAACAAACATTCCACAGCTTGACTACGCAGTAGGAGGTAAGAACCACCCTGGATTCCCTGGTGCGAGAATTACTGAGATTTTTGGTGCTGAGGGTTCTGGTAAATCTACTCTGGCTGTCTGGCTTATTAAGTGCTTCATTGACCAGATGAACACTTTTGTGGTGTATCAGGATGCCGAGAATGTTCTGACCAAAGAGATTATCAAAGGAACTGGGCTGAACATGAAGCGTGTAGTGCTCCAAAATCCTGATACATTGGAAGATGCTTTCCAGACTCAGGAAGCAATGCTTGATACTCTGGAGAAGCAGGCAGAAAAGGGTGAGAAGAAGCCTATTGCTTGCGTGCTTGATAGTGTGGCTGCTTGTCCTACTGAAGCCGAGATTGACGCTGATTATGGAGATGCCACTGTTGCTACCCAGGCACGTATGATGAGCAAGGCACTGAAGAAAATCAAGACACGGATTCTCAATGACCAAGTTCTTTCTGTTTTCGTCAATCAAATACGTGATAAGATGAACGTGTCATGGGGTAAGACCTATACAACCAGCGGTGGTAGAGCACTGCCATTTTATGCTTCAGTGCGTATTGAGATGACCAGAACAGGATATGTTAAAGGCGGTAATGGAGTGCCAAACGCAGGTACATACAAAGCCACAGTCATCAAGAACAAGGTTTCACCGCCTATGAAAACAGCAGAGTTCCAGATTGACTACATTGAGGATGAAAATGGCAATTCGTATCCTAAAATCAATGTCAACCTTGCTTTGCTGAACTGGTGTAAGTCGAATGGACTGCTGGGTGGCTCTCAGGGCAGGGTTGAAATCAAAGGTAAGTCATATTACTTCAAGGATGCTGATGCGTTGCTGGCTGGTAACAAGGCTCTGTTTGATGAGATTGTTGAATTGGCGTATTCCGTTGGTGATGGTGTTTATTCTGACTCTGATGAAGATGATGAATAAAACCTATGGACAATCAAGCAGGTGTTGGCTGTAAAAGGTTGACACCTGCTTATTTTAATTTGAAAGGTGGTATGATTATGAACACTTTACTTGTGGATGGAAACAATTTAGTATATCGCAACGCTGTAGTCATGTCGAACCTCACCACCAAAGATGGATTCCCAACTGGGGGTATCTTTGGTGTTTTGAATGGTATCTCTCATTCACTGAAAGAGGTAAGCAAGATTTGCGGTGAGGATATATCTGAATGTATCACTGTCTTTGACGGTGGTAGGAGCAAACGCAGACTGGAAATGTATCCAGAGTATAAAGGCACACGCAAGACTGACTCTGAGCGTACTGAGGAAGAAAAGACCTTTTATCATGGTCTGATTGACCAGGCAAACATTCTGGTGGAGAAACTTCCAGATGTTGGAATAAAGACACTCAAGGTTATGGGGTGGGAGGCAGATGACCTTATTTATGGCTTAATTAAGCAATCTGATGAGGTTAGAGATGATGTTGAGAATAAGTTTATCATAATGTCTACTGATGAAGATTTCCTGCAGCTAATAAGTGAGAATGTCAGCGTGTATTCCCCAATCAAAGGGATTTACTATACATATGACAATTTTGAGGAGTTGTTTGGGTGTAAGCCTGAAAATTTCATAAGTTACAAAATATTGAAAGGTGACTCATCAGATAACATCAGTGGTATTAACGGCATCGGAGACAAGACAGGTAAGAAGTTGGTCAATGAGTATGGTGGGCTGGTTGGTATTCTCAATCCAGCTAACAGGGCACAGCTCATGAAGTCTAAAATCACTCAGCGTATCTTTACGCCAGAAGGATTGGCAACTATTGATAGGAACAATAAGCTCATCAACCTGAAGGAGTTTGTTGACTATTCCACTGTGGAAGATGAACTGAATGAAGTTCTGTATGTATCACCCAGCATAAGTGAGAAGGCAGCCAAGGAGTTTTTGATGAAATATCAGTTGTCATCAATCCTTGTTAAGTTTGCTGAATGGTTGAGACCTTACAAGGAGTTGGTGGAAGCCTACTATGAGAGTGAGTAAAGGTCACCTGAAGATATTAGCAATTACGGAGAAAAATCATGAAAGATTTGTTTAATAACATCTATGATAGCATTGTTCAGAATGATTTGAAAGCATTCAATCATTCCAAGAGCAGGGAGAAGGCATTGTGTATTAACATAATTGAAGTGCCTTCAACATCAGTGTCGTTGGTCACTCTGTCTGCTATGTTCAATAAGCGTAAGTGTGTGACTATTCAGGAGCATGAATATGCGAAGATGCTGGGGCGTATTGAGGATATACTCA